TTATGCCTTTAAATTTAAAAATCGATATAAAATCTATTCTCCTTACGAAAATAAAAATAAGTGGTTAAGTAACACAAATAAAAATGATGTTCAAGGGTATAACCAATTGCCTGTTACAGGCGAAAGACTTATAATTACTTCTTCTCTTAAAGATGTTATGTGTTTATATGCAGCAGGCTATCATGCGATAGCTATGCAAAGCGAAATGCAAATACCTGATGAGAAACTAATAAGTGAGCTAAAAGAAAGATTCAATACAATAGAAATTTTATATGACAATGATTTTGATAAAGAAACTAACCCAGGTCAAAAGATGGCCAATAAAATTTGTGACTTATATGGTTTCAAAAATATCTGCTTGCCTGACAAATTCAAATCTAAGGACCCTTCTGATTTGGTTAACAAGATAGGTAGTTTTAATGAACTTAAAAATATATTAAAATGACAAAAGATGAATTAATTAAAAAATTAGAAACAAAAAAAAGTTATCAAAAGAAAGGAGTTGATTGGTTAGCAAAAGAATGGGATGTAGACCCTAAGTTAGTTAAAGAATGTAAAAGAGCAGTGACTTCAGCTGTATATTTACAAGAAAGTATGAACAATAATAATGGAAATGAATTAAAGACTAGTACTAAATATTTAGATCACCTTAAAGAAAATGGCCTAACTCAAGCAGATGTTAAATCTGTAAAGTTTTGGCAAAACATGGTGGGGGAACAAAGATTTAGTATTGTTACACATAATTCATGGCATGAGATGCCTAACATTAAAGCAGATTTATTAGATTATATTAAAACTAGGAGTGTAAAAGTTCCTAAAATTAAATATAAAAAATCTAAAGATCCTATATGTTATGAGATTTCTCTCCCAGATATACATTATGGTAAAATTACAGATGAGCCTATGAATATAATAGAAAAGCATTATATACAAGCTATAATGGACCTACATAAAAAAGCCGATGGTTTAGAAATAGATAGGTTCTTATTACCTGTAGGTAATGATGGACTTAATTCAGAAGGTATGAGCCGAGCTACTACTAAAGGTACACCTCAACAAGATAATATGCGTTGGCGTGAGTCTTTTAGAGGATACTGGCACCTAGTAAGCAAAGCAATTGATTACTTAGCGCAGTTTGCACCAGTAGATGTAATAGTAGTTCAAGGTAATCATGACTTTGAAAGAATGTTTTATGCAGGAGAGGTTTTAGATGCTATATATAAAAATAATAAAAACGTAACAGTAGATAATAGCTTAGATGCTCGTAAATACTATGAATATGGTATTAATATGATTATGTTTACACATGGGGATAAAGAAAAGACCCAAGAATTACCTTTATTAATTGCTACAGAACAACCAGAAATGTGGAGCAGATGTAAAATTAGAGAAGTTCATTGTGGACACAAACACAAAGAAATGCTTAATGAATACATGGGTACTAAAGTTAGATTTATACCTTCTATATGTGGTAACGACGCTTGGCATAAAACTCAAGGGTATGTTGGTACATTAAGGTGTGGTCAAGCATTTATATGGAATAAGAATAGAGGGCTGGAAGGGTACCTCCAAACTAATGTCATGAACTATGGTGTGGAAGAGGAGAACTAAAAAACCCGGGAGAAGCAAAGTAAAAAATGCTAAAAAATCTACCTATGATGGTAAAAATTTCCAATCTAATCTAGAGTTATATTGCTATAAAGAACTTGAAAAAGCTGAAATATTAGTAGAATATGAAGAACACACATTTACAATATTTGAAGGTGTTGTATACCCGCAAGCTTGTTATGAGGGTACAGCTAAAAAGCTTTACAATAAAGGATCCAAAATAAGGCCTATTACATATACGCCTGACTTTGTAGATCCTAACGGTAAATTTATTATCGAAACAAAAGGCTATGCAAATGAGTCTTTTCCTTTAAGATGGAAACTATTTAAAAAACATCTTAAAGATAACGATCACAGATATGTACTTTTTATGCCAAGAAATAAAAAGCAAGTAGATGAGGTTGTAGAAATAATCAAACAATTATAGGATAGGGGGGTTAGTAATTCTAATTAATAACTCAGCGGTTATACTTTGTGGTAATTACACCTCCCCCCTTTTCTTTTTACTAATCAATTAAACACAAAATTATGAACTATGACAATTGGAAACTAAGTAACCCTTATGACGACGGTTACGGATACGACATGGTAAGCAACTGTTGCGGAGCACGTCTAGATGAATCAGAAGAAAGATGTGAAGAATGTGGGGAGGGATGTTCTGCAGTAGAAGACTATGAGTATGAAGAACGAATGCGTGAATCTGCTGCAGAGGATCGTATGGATGAAGAAAGATTAGGGCTATGATAAAAAAGATCACCAGAAAGTCTATGCTTATTAGGCCTTCAGGTAGATCTACAGATTTTATTAGTCCTAGTTTTGGTTATGGCTGTTTATATAACTGTTCTTATTGCTACATGAAAAGACATAAAGACAATGGTCTTGATGTGGCAACTAACACAGGAGATATACTAACAGCTATAAATAACCATGCTTTCTTTACGCCTGTAGATAAACCTAATCAGACACATCCTCAATTTACAACATATGATATAAGTTGTAACGAAGATTTTGCATTACATGCTAAGCACCATCAGTGGGAAAAGATATTTGAATTCTTTAGAGATCATCCTACTGCAATGGGCAGTTTTGCAACAAAATATGTTAATCCTAAACTTACCTCATTTGACCCTCAAGGAAAAGTGCGTATAAGATTTAGTTTAATGCCCCAACACAAATCAGATTTACATGAACCGTATACATCTAAAATAATTGATAGAATAAAAGCTATCAATACATTTATAGATGCCGGTTATGATGTACATATTAATTATAGCCCTATTATAGTATATGATGGGTGGCTAGAAGACTATAAATATTTATTTAGTTTAGTAAATAATTATGTTGAACACAAAGATAAAGTATTATCAGAATGTATATTTCTTACACACAATTTTAAGAAGCATACAGTAAACTTACAAAATCATCCAAGAACAGAAGTAGATTTATGGGTTCCTAATAGACAAGAATCTAAAGTATCTCAGTATGGAGGAGAAAATGTAAG